TTGCGGCGTCGGTTACGCCCTGTGTTAGTGCATCAGTTGCATCTTTCTGTCCCTGTACGTTTTTCTTAGCTTCTTCGACTGCCTCTTTAGTTTGAATGTTGGCCTGATTAACTGCATCTAGCTGAGACTTAGTTACTTCTCCAAGAGATCCGCCTGCTACCATACCTGCAACGGCCAAGTCCTTATTGTTCATGATACTGGACTTAATTTGCTCGCCATATTGTGCGTTTAGTTTAGCATTTGCTTCGGCTGTTAATGCATTATTGTTAAATGCAGCTAATGCAGCTTCACTTTTTTCACGTGCCCCTGCAACTGTAGCTTCGTAAATTGCACCTTCTTTGTTAATAACTGCGCCCAAAACTACACGTTCGCGGAAGTTCTTTTTCTCCTGCTCGGTCATTGTAGCCATTGCTGCATCAATTTGCGCTCGCTGTTCGGCCGATTTGCCAGCAAGTTGCTGCTGAAATGCTAATACTTGATTTTGCTGCCTTGCTTCTTCAGTTTTCTTTTTGGCGTCTTCGCCAGTGATTGCAGAAATTAGACGCAAATTTTCTGCATATTTTTGTGTTTGTTCTGCAATCGCAGCATCACTCGATTTTCCGCCGGCTGTTCTACGCATAGCTGCCGCAGTCTCTGCATAGAGTCCGGCTTGTTCCTCAAAACTATAGCCTAAATTTAGCATTTGGCGCTTTGCAGTTTCTCCGCCAATTTTCATTGCGTTACCAATAGCTTTGGCTCCAGAAGTTACACCCAAACCACTAGCGGCCAACGAGTCAGCATTGTTCTTAACAACACTAGCAAACTGATCAGTAGTCAAGCCTGCTGCCGCAGATGCGTTACGCATACCAGTCATACCATCAGTGAATAAGGCACCTGCTGCGCTAGTTTCGTTAAATGCCTTGACTGTACGTTCAACTTCTTTACTTAAAACCTCAATACCAAATTTGGCCAATTTACTAGCAGCTTGCCCCATGCTGCCAATCATGTCGCCGGCAACACCAGCAACTGTTCCCAATACCCTTAACTTAGGATTAGCAGAATTTTGTAAAATTGATCCAGTGCCAGATACTGTTTTACCTAAGGCATCAGTCCCTGCAGCCGCTGCATCAACAGCACCGTTCATTACGGTACTGCTTAAATCGGTTGCACTAGCCCCATTCTGTAAGCCTTTAGTAAACTGCCCAACTGACTGCGTTACTGTGTTGGTTAAACTGGAAGCCAAAACACTACCAGACTTGAGCATGTCTGCTCTAAATTGCGCACCAGCGATTTTCATCGCCATTTGTTCGCGCAACTGTTCTAATTGTTGTTTTCTACTACCAGCAGTTGCTTGATCGGTAGTATCATTTAACTCCTCAAGCGCTTGATCTAGTGACTCGAGCTGCTGTCTATATTGATCAAGATGAGCCGAGTTGCCTTTCAATGCATTAGTAAACTTAGTCAGTCCGTCGGGCCCACTAACTAACTTGATTTGCTTAATGTGCTGCTCTAGAGCAGCTTTTTCTTTGGGCCAATTAGCAGCTGACCAGTCAAATTGACGTGACCACTCTTTGCCTAAAGATTTAGCAGACTTGAGGAGTCCTTCCATCTCAGGATAAAGCTTAGTCAATGCATCAAGGGCTTTTTGTGCGTCCGGACTTAAATCAGCCATAATTTCCGTTCAAATAAATAAGGTTGTATCAAATATTTATGGAGATCAAATTATGGATCCTACGTCAAACAATCCACTCGCCAAGCACTTCAGACAACCAGCAATTTACTTGAAATTGCCCAGCAAAGGGCAATATTGGCCAGAAGATGCAATCAAAATGCCAGTTAATGGCGAAGTTGCTATATATCCTATGACTACTAGGGATGAAATTACCCTAAGAACACCCGATGCTCTTATGAATGGCGCCGGGGTAGTAAGTGTGATCCAGAGCTGCTGTCCAGAAATTGTCGATGCTTGGAGAATGCCCAGCATTGACGTTGATGCTGTGATCATTGCCATACGTATTGCCAGTTACGGGGCAACCATGGAATTTACTAGTCAGTGCCCAGCTTGTAAAGAAATCGATAATTACGGCCTAAGCTTACAAACTGCGCTAGATCAAATTAGATTACCGGACTATGCGACTCTTGTTGAATCGGGAGAGGTTAAAGTTAAATTGGCACCCCAGCCGTATTTTAGCTTGAATCAAACTAATCAGGCCCAGTACGAAGAGCAGAAACTGTTACAAACTATCGAAAGCACTGACTTAGACCCAACAGTTCGTGGAATCGAAATTGCCAAGCACATGGAAAAACTCATTGAAATTGGCGCTGCAACTCTTACATCGAGTACAGAATACATAGAAGCAGATGGGGTGCGAGTAACTAACAAAGCACACATCAATGAGTTTTATCAAAATTCTAAGTCAACTGTAGCAAAAGCAGTACAGGCAAGACTAGCAGAAATTAATAATGTTGGGGCTATTAAACCCATGCATGTTAATTGTAGCTCATGCAATCATCCTTTTGATATTCAAGTCACGTTCGACTATGCAGCTTTTTTCGAGCTAGGCTCTTGACCCTAAGCAATGAGTCTATTATGAGGCTCATTGAAGGATACGAAAAAGAGTCAAGGGCCTTAAAAGACGAAGCACTTAGAATGAGTTGGTATATGCGTGGTGGATTAACCTACGACGATGCTATGATGTTAGATGCAACAGAACGTGATCTCATATCTAAGCTTATTAAAGAGAACTTAGAAATAACTAAATCTAGTAAAATGCCATTCTTCTAAGGCATTATTGAGACTTACTAACGTAAGTCTATTTCTTACGCTTACGCTCAGAAATAGCTTTTAAAATTGTTTTTAGTTGAATTATTTGAGCGAAGCGAATTAAGTATTCATCCAGATCAAGCAGTCACACTTAGCCCTGGCGGGCTAAGAAAAATACGCTTCATCCGAGTCGTACAGTCACTAGCGTTACAGCATTACAGAGGCGGTTGTCCGGTACCTCGAGCTGCGTTCTTATCACAACGGCAGTTTACAAAATATACGCTAACATACTTGTAAACCTGTAGAATCTCTCTACTCTTTAGCCTTTTAAAATTACATCTATTCAAATAGCGAAATGGTTCATATGAAGGCATAGTCCATCGTCGTCCGGTTAAGGATAGTCGCTAAGTACCTCGTGCAGCCTGAGGAGTTTCCGGTCCAGGTATATTCTTACCCTTTGCTTATTGCTCGTACACCCGAAATTAGCCGGTGCTAGCTGTTACTGCTGATTGTGTATACTACTTACTGTTTAATACGTGTCTGATTTTTTAATTTTGATTCTAAGTCTGCCCAGTTGACTTTTCTATGAGCTAACTCTGCTTTAAACATAAGTGCGGTAGCCTGATCTTGCCAGGCATTTGCTGCCCACTGAAGGTATTCTTCGGGTATCTCTTTAAGATAACGTCCTTTGTATTTCCCCCAAGGCATTCTAGTATAAGAGTATTCGTTATTGGTCATACGGATAACTTGCCATTAATGTGGTTTTTATGCACCCTTACCTGAATATGACCGTTATAGTAGTCGCTACTTTCTAAAACTTTTCTTAAAAACTGTTCTCGAGCTTCAATGTAACTGCATTCTGCTTTACTTTTGCAATAAAACAGTATCTCTCTAGTAAACTGATCTGCCCCTAGAGTAGTGACATCTTTAGTTAACTCAATACTAGAACCATAATAGGTTTTCCAGTCAGAGTCAATTTTGCCTTTAATTTTTTTCTTCTTTTTTGTACCGTTTTTGAGTTTTACTGTTTTGTATGTGGTTTTTGCAAACTTGGCAAGTTTTTTGCCAACGTACATACGTTTAGTAGTGACGTTAGTGATAAGATAAACGAAGCCAACTATGTCTTCGGGAATCTCGTCAACTATTTGTCCTTGATACGTCCAGGTCATGCGGTATTTGTGCTTGTAATGTAGTTATGACGTTTTCGCCACCGCTAACATTTTTTACTACAATACCAGACTTTTCCAAGAATGTTATTCCCGCATCGTCCCTATAGTTCTGATTAAAATAAACGCGACGAATGCCTGACTGATAAATGAGCTTGGCACAGTCGATACAAGGACTGTGAGTAACAAATAAGTCGGCCCCAAGGCCACTGTTGTGAGACTTCGCCAGTTTTGCAAGAGCGTTTGATTCGGCATGTAGTACCTCTGGTTTAGTTTTTAGCCCATAGCGAACAAGGCGCATGGCACCATTGTGCCATTCTTCGTACGGATACTTAGCATTAAATTCATCGGGGTCAAGCCACCCGCCGGCGCCCGGATCGTATATCTTATCTTCACAATTGTTGTCCCACCCAGCCGGCATGCCATTGTAACCGTAGCTGATAACACTGTCATCTTTAACAATGACAGCGCCCACTTGTAATCGTTTTGCATGGCTAAGCTCGGCTGCTCGAGCAGCCCAGTCCATGTACATATCTATATATTTTTGTTTCATGCAATGTCTACATCAGTATTGTATGTAGTGAACCCATTTTCTTTAATGACTCGCAGAATATTGTTCACCCGCCCTGCTAGTTCATCTTTGTGACTAACTAACCAAATTGACTTATTTGATTCTCTGCCCATCTTCTTAAGTATAGCTAAACTATTCTCAACACCGCTAGTGTCCATTCCGCTGTCAACCAGCTCGTCAATGAATAGCAAATTAATTGGTTGGTATAAACTTTCCCATACATCTCGGAAGGCCCAAGACAAGGACAAGATGAGTCGATTGCGTTCACCACGTGACAAATTGTCAAAATCCAGATCTCGGCCTAGTTCAGTTATGCTAACAGACAAATCATTGTTGAACTTTACTGTGTGCGGCAGTCCAATACGATCTAAATATTGTGCAAGGCGTGCATTTAAGTAAGACAAGTTCTGGTCAATAATTCGTTTACGAATAAAACTATCTTTGTTGGTTAACAATTTGTGAAGGAATTCTTGATGATCCTTTAGCAAGCCCAGTTCATTAATAACATCGTAATTAATAGTAGTCAGTGCATGTGTGCTCATCTCTGCGATCTGTTCAGTGTAGGGATCAGATTCGTTTTGTTTAGCGCTCAGCTGACTTAAGATATTGGCCATGCTACTGCGATGCTCAAATGCATCGCTTTCTTGATCATAGAACACTTTGGGTTGCGGACCTAACTCGCCGAGAGCACGGAGTGCATCTGTGTTCTCGATCAGCTGTGTGTTAGTGGCCAGGGCTTGTAACGCTGCTTCTTGCAACGCCTGACGTTTGCGATTCAAGACCTGCACTTGTCGCTCATCATGGAACTCTTGTCCGCACGAGTGGCAAGTGTGGTTCTCTAAGCTAGTGATTTCAGATTTGAGTTGATCGACTAACTTTAGCTCGCGAGCTTCGTCTAACTCACAACGTCTAATTAATGCAGTTAGATCCGCAATTTCTTTTTTCTTGCGACTATATGCAGCAAGCTCTTTGTGCGCTTGCAACTCGGATTCGATATCAATGGTACTTAATTCTGTATAAGCAGCTTCCAATTTAGCAATATCATCATTGTGTTTTGCTAGCCATAACTTTTGGCGTTTTCGGAGACTTTCTATCTGCTCCTCAATGCGCTTGTTTGCATCAGTTACTGCCTTTATTCGAAAGTCTTCGGCAGTAATTGCATCTTTAGTGACTTTTGCAAGTTCCTTGAGTTTTTCTGCTTTTTCAGACAACAAAGTGATACCTAGCAGTTGTTCGATGATAGCCCGCTGATCGTTGGCTCTTAGGCTTAGGAAGGGCTCAGTGTACGTGTTCAAGGCCACAATATGTTTGAACATATCATGACTCATGCCCAACATACGTTCAATTTCTTGTTGGGTTTCTCTGCTGTCTCCTTGACTTTCATCGGTGATCTCTTTTTCAACATCGCCGACATAGAATGCCATGGTGTTTGGTTTACGACCTCTTTCAATTTTATAATCGATGCCGTCTTTCTCAAATTCAACAGTAACTAACATGGCCTTATTATTGGTTTTGTTAATCAGGTTATCTTTGCGAATATTAGTTAATGCAGTACCAAATAAACCATAACTCAATGCATTGATAATGGTAGTTTTACCGGTGCCATTCCTGGCACCAGTATCGTCGCCACCTAAGTCGACATTTTCTCCCAGCACTAGAGTAAGATCTTTTCGATCAAAGTTTAGTGCCTGTGTAGCATTACCTACACTCATGAAATTTTTAACAGATAAATTCTTGATTCTAATCATAGGTTACGGTAAATGTCCAGCAATAGATTTTGATTATAATGTTCGCTATTGATATTAGTTAATTGACTAGTGACAATTTGATCTACGCTCTCAAAGGCAATATTGCCTAGCATAATATTTTCGCCAACTTCTTCGATTACTCGTTGCGGGATCAATGTTAGCTCTCGTAGTTTATATGTGTCCACGAATGTTTCCTTGATGAAAGTTGCTTCTTCGTAACTAATATCAATATCTAAATTAACTCTACAGTGCATGCCCGGCTGCAACATGACTTCTGTGTGATTGAGCACATCACTTAGTTTGTAAACTCTGTATCTGGGCTGATCCGGCCATGCATAATGCACTGCTGGCTTCCCCCATTCGATAACAGCAAGACCACGGTCGTCGTCGCCAGCATCTGCATAGTTATGTGGGAAACAGTTGCCAATGTATGTAACGTTGTTCTTAGTTTGACGTTTATGGAAGTGGCCAGTGTAAACATGACCGAACCCACTTAGATCTTCTCGTTTGATATCACCATGGTCTGGCATAGCAACCATGGCATTCATCAAGTAACCGGGTAGTTCAAAGTGCCCAAACAAGTAATCGCCTTTTAGCTTGGCCAGGCGTTTATGATCATCTCCACATAACCAAGGGGCAATAGTGACATTACCATCGCTGAACCAATCATTGCAGATTTGAACATTAGGGAGGTGCTTCGCCCACTCCACGCTTTGAACGTCACGTTTATCGCGATAATATAGATCGTGGTTACCAGGAATAAAATACACACGTTCAAAATTTGCATTTAGATGCTCCAATGCTTGCAGGCTATAACCCAGTGTTAAGATGTTGATGCTTGCTCTGTTATTGTGCCAGTCGCCAAGGAAGAATGCAGTTTCGCACCCTTCCTCTTTTGCTTTGGTAGTAGCCCATTTAACAAAGTTTATGCAATCTTCATTATGTTGTACGCTATTTGATTTTAGCCCAAAATGTATGTCGGTGAATACCGCGGCCTTTTTAAATAAATTGCTCATTATGTAGTTTAACAGAGTGTAATGTAGCAGATCAAGAGCAAGTTACTCGTCTGCATCGTAATGATGTCCGCCGCTCATACCTTGTCGAGTATACGACGGGGTCATTCCAGCCATTTCTAGAATGTCGTCACGTAAGTTTTGGTTACGTTTTTCAATATTCAAAACTCTAGTAAAACTGTTAGTGACGGCAGCGGTGTAATATGCAAATGGGTTTTGGCTTTTTGATTCGTCAAACTTTAGTCCTACGTAACTTAGCTGTAGTAATGCCTGTGATCGCATTTCGTCATTATATGTGTATCCACGCCAGTTACTTCTTGTTGCATAGCGCTCGCACAGTTTCATAAACATCAATGCTAGTTTTTTAGTCATTGTACCGTGATCGCTAGACCATTCGCCTGTAATTAAATCGCCCTTCCAATGGCTTTTTCCTACCAATATAGGCGTGCCGTCTTGTGTAACTTTAAAGTGCTGAAATGGAGGAAAATTACATTTCACATATTTGGTTGTATTTGGGGGCTCTAGTTCGTCGTATTCTGTAAGTACAGTATCGTCTTCTTCGGCAGCTAGTTTTGCTTTGGCTGTTTTTGCTTCGTCGATTGGCACATGATCCCACGTCATTAACCGGAAGACAACATCTGTGTCTGCAATAGTTTCTATGTCGATTGCAAACTCGTCTAGTTTTCTCTTTTCTCCGGTAGCAGCCAATGCTTCTTCGTGAGCCAATCGTGCTAGACGATCTGCACGATTTTGTCTAGCTTCTGCAATAGATTTTGGGTTGATGTCGGCAACATCATGGACAATCATATCGTATTCGGAATACCCGGGTTCCAAATATGTGCAGTAAGTTGTTTTACTTTTATGAATTTCCTTTAAGATGTCTTTGTTGTTTAGATAGTTTGATTTCATGGTTTCCTTAAAAACTAAGCATATATTACTACAAATAAATACTAAAAGCAAGGGGTTATTCAATGTCTTTTAGTTTAGATAGCATATCATCGGGGTTAGGCAAAGTTACCGATTTCGTTAAAAACAGGATCGGTGACACACTCGATCCCAGCAAAGCTCGTTTGAGTATTGCTGGATTAGCTGCCGGCGGTCGTCGAGCAACGATGCAAGCTCCCGAAACTAGGGTCGGATTTTCGGTTGGATCCAGAGACGGTACTACAGTGCCTATTGAGAACGACTGGCGAGTTCGTGTTAGTGTTGGCGAATCTAGCGGCATATTTTACAAAGGGGAAGCAGGAATTTTAGCCCCTTTGATCAGCACACAGGGCGTAGTTTTTCCTTATACACCAAATATTACAACTTCTTACAGCGCAAATTACTCGTCACAAAAGACAACTCATAGCAACTATGCAGCATACTTTTATGATTCAAGTGATGTGCAAGCCATCAACTTGAGTGGCGATTTTACAGTACAAACAGTGGAGGAAGGTCAGTATCTGCTAGCTTGTATTTATTTCTTCAGATCTGCAACAAAGATGTTTTACGGTAATGGCAGCAATGCTGGTAACCCCCCGCCTGTGTTATTTCTAAATGGTTACGGGGAGCATTTGTTCCCTAATGTTCCTTGCATTCTGACTAGTTTTACTCACACAATGGGGCAGGATGTTGATTACTTAGAAGTGCCGTCTGTGACATTTGATCCTATGTCTATGGATGCGTCCGAAAAATACCCTTACGAAGGCAGTACGACGTCCGGTAAGAGTCGCATGAATCGATTGCCTACAATTAGTCAAATTCAAATTAGCTTGCAGCCCATCTACAGCAGAAAGAGTGTTGCTGAATTTGACTTGGATAAATTTGCTAGTGGCAAACTAGTGGGCGGAGGATTTATCTAATGGCAACATACAGTAAAGCTAGTCCTTATTATGGGACTGGAATGTTTGGGAGATTTCTTGATGTTCTTGAATTTCGGCCTATTCCCAAAACAGCATCGGATGTAGAGTATGTGATTGATGCGGTATATAAGCACCGCCCCGATATGCTGGCCTATGACTTGTACGGAGACTCTACACTGTGGTGGGTGTTTGTTAGTCGTAACCCTAACGTTCTTAAAGATCCTATTTTTGATTTTTATCCGGGGCAACATATCTTTATTCCTAAAAAAGAAACACTAGTTGCAACTTTGGGGCTGTAATCAATGGCATCAACTGACTACACAAACCCTTTATCGATAAAGGTTGACGATAACACTGGACTTTTATTGATGGTAGATGGCGCGGGCAAAACTTTAGCTCGTGCAGAAAGTCCTGCAGGACTTATGTCTTTGGCCAAAGCCAAGGGAGTTAATGCAGGGGATCTGCCATCGCCGGTTGATCCACGAGCAGCATCCAATCCCAAAGACGAACCAACTGTTGCTGAGACTGCACCGGATGCTAGTACTACCGAGGACATGACCGAAAAGGAAGTCAA